GCAGATTCTAACTCTCATAAAAAAACGACCCGACTTTTTATTTCGTGAACGCTTCGAATTTACCATACTCGCGATGGCTTGCGGCGAAGTTGGTTCGATCGAGTGCTATTGCACGTCGCGCAAGAGGCCCGGAGATTAGTCGGCTCATATTTGGAGCCGCCGTAGGCGAGCGGGACTATGTGATCGACTTGAGTAGCGACGCCTCTACACTTCGGGAGTCCGATCGTGCATCGGTAGCCGTCCCTCTGGAGTATCTGTAGGCGTGTTCGTTTCCATAGGGAATCGTTATAGCGATATTTAGTTCTTTCTTTCACGTCTTCGATCCTTGTCCTTGAGATCGTCGTCGAGTAGATCGATCACGGCGAAGATTATCATCGCGAAGATTAGGACGCTCCAGATGAGCCAGAAGACGCCGAAGATTCTTAGCATTAGGTCCAGGGTCCGAAGCCTTTCGCGTAGGTGTATAGAGCGAATGCGGCTTCGAGGTTAGTAACGGGATTTAATAGGTCGTCGCATTCGTTGAGGATGCCGAGAGTCTGTAGGTATCCGTCCGGATAATAGCGGGTAGGTTCGCACCAAGAACGGCCGTTTATCTGAGTGAGTCCGTAGTCGTGAGATTTATCTTTGTTTAGTGTGCGATTAACGGCAGAGCTTAAGCATCGAGACTCTCGATAGATGATCGCGTCGAGGGTAGGTAGTTCTTGCCGGGTGAAGCCGACGCTTAGGATCGTCGTCTCATATTGCGGGCATTTTAGACGAGAGCGTTTTATTTGGACGGAGTCGCGTTCTACTACGCGAGGGGGAAGCACGTTAGGGAGATGGATCGCGGCTCCGTCCGCTTCTAATGGTAATACGGCCGGGGTGCTTGCGATAGCCATATCTACTAGAACGGACATTCCGAGCACGACGGCGGCGAGGGACGCCATACGATAGCGGAGCTTCCCGTGTCGGTTAGACGGCGCTTTCCGGAGTCTTCGACTAGGCCGACTTCGGTTAGTTCTTGCCGGCGTTTCCCGGCGCTCGATCGAAGAATCCCTAGATGCTTCGCTAGTTCGTAATCTGTGGCTTCTCCGAGTTCTTTTATAGCTCGCCATATAAGGGTCCTCTGGTTAGGGCCTCGAACGCTTGCCGTCTGTGCGGCGAGGTGAGACGTGTCCGGATCGGTGCTTCTAGCTAGTCTACTCGGCTCGAAGATTAGAGCGAGGTTCTCAGTAGACAAGATCGACCGTCTTTATATTTGTCGATTTACGTTCCAGATAGCGCTCTGGAAGATGAATCCAGTAGACGTTATCGCAATATGGGCAAGGCATCATCGGACGCGGCCTTAACTTCTGGACGACCCATCCGATTACAGTTCCGCAAGCGTCGCATTCGTAGAACTCGCGAGCGATACTCATCGCGTTTCTAGCTTTCCGACTCTTTCCTCTAACTTGATAATCGCAAAGAATAGTTCTTCTAGTTTTGAGTTTTTGAAGTCTCGATCTATTGCTCCGTCTATTTGATCGCCGAGCGACTTTTGCGCGAGTTGAAAGAGCGCGGAGAGCTGTTCTTCGATAAGTGTTAAACGTGCTTCTAGTTTTGACGGTAGCGATAGATAAGAATCTTTAGTCCATTGAGCGCGGATAGTTTCGAAGTTTTTCTCCGGATCGAAGTCTGGTCGATCGCTCATTTCGGAGACACTTTCTTAATTATTACGAATAGAAGAAGCGTAAGGATGCTTACGAGCCAGAGCCGGAAATGGAGCGAGTCTTTCATACTTGAACCGTTTCTAGAATCTGTGTTCTTCGGTTAGCCCAATTCCCGCGAAGTAGATCCTTTTGAAAGTCTTCGAGCGTTTTATCGTTTGCGATAGTTTCGCCGACTTTCATTAGTTCGGGAACGGTCGTCGCGTCGGAGATCATCTTTAGAAACTTCTTTACTCCGATCTTAGTTATAGAAGCATCTTTTGGATCTTCTGCCGCTTCGACTACCGGCGGCCTAATCGGTTGAGGTTTCGGTGCGGGTGCGGCGCCGATCGGAGTTTCGGTCGCTCTGGCTTTAGCGCGAACAACTTCATCGAGGCTCGCTATTTGTGATCCGTGATAGCCGGCAAGCGCAAGAGCTCGTCCTACGGCCGACGTTTCGCATACTTCAAGCGCGGACGTTTTGTTTATCTGAGACGCTCCGATTACTTCGTGCGCGTGTCCGGTAGAGATCGGGTTAGTGTCGTCGGCTTTCGCGTAGATTCTCGCCTTAAATACCCAATACCCGGAGCCGCCTTCGATTAATTCGGTTGAAACTCTGCCGGACGGATGATCCGTCCAGAAGCGTTTGAGTCTTTGAGCGACTGTCTCGTAATTTTGTAAGGCCATTACTCGACCTCTTTTAATACTTCGAAGCGACGTGAATAAGGCTGACCGTTTCGTTAAGAGTTTCTAGATCTTTCGCTACTTCTGCGATAATCCATTTTCCATAGTAACGATTCTTAATAATTTGTAAAACTTTGCGAGCTTCTTCTTCTGTTTTGAACGATCTCGCGTTATATATCGCGTTAGTTTTTGCGAGGCGAGTAAGCATAAGTCTCTGGAGGTAATAGGTTCGTGAATTACCGGCCGGAGTTTGAATTTTCATTCCTACTACGAATCGACTAGCGGTTATTGTGGACATTTTGTTGATCCTCTCTTTCGACATTGTTTACTATAGCGGAGAGTTCTTGCAGAGTGTGGGATACCCTGCTACTATTGTTCTCGGAAGCACAATAGGCCGTTATCTAGTCGCATAGATCGGGGCGTCAATACGCGGGAACGCGGGTAGATCGGCGCGTATAGCGTCGAGGCGCTGTGAGAATAAAGAAAGAGGTAGTCCGAGTGAGGCATCCGGACGGGGGCTTTTTTCTTTTTTTTTCTTTTTAGGTCGAAGCGTCGCGAGAGCCACAATAAGACGAAAGTTTCTCAATGACTCGGACCATCGCTTGAGGAATTACAAGAATATGATCGAGGTCGCCGTCCGGGGTTCGCGACTGATATAAAACGACGTGATTCTTTTTAGACACTTCTTCGGGGAGCATCCATCCGACCGAAACGATTAAATAATCGCCGTCGTTAAGATCGAGCGAGTCTAAAGATTTCCAGTCGAAAGTCTCTAACGAATGCGCGTCGGCCCAAGTTACCGCGACGAGTTGGTCGGAGTTACGGTTAGTCGAGCCAGACGACATACTCGGCCGTTACTCTCGGCTTTTCGGAATCTATAAAGTGAAGTCTTTGAGATGGTCGCGAAGTTGCCGCGACGAACGCTTTCGCGTAAGTGTTATCCGACTCCGGGGAGCCCGTTACGAAGACGCGGCCGCCATTCGGCAGAGGGAGAGTCATAACGCTATGGAAGTGTCCGCAATAGGCATCGGTGAAGCTTTCGCCGAGAACGCCGGACGCCCAAGCGCTAACTTTTTTGATGATTCCGTAAGCGGGGATCGCGCCGCCGTAAGAGTTCACTTCGTCGCCGTGAAACAAGAGAGCGCGATAGGCGTCGCCGACTTTGACTAGTTGGTAGAAGTTTTCGGAGGCTTGCCATCCGATATTTAGATCTTTTACTTTGTCCTCGACGATCCGGTAGGCCATTCGGTCGATGTTGTCGGCGTAGGGTAGATCGCCTTTTCTTCCGATTCTGCCGTGATTACCGAATTCGCACACTACGCGAAACGTCTCAAAATTTGCGGAGAGCTTGCGGATCATCGCTTCAAGAATTGTTGTTACTTCGAATAGTTGCTCGAATAGGTGAGCTTCAACTTCGTAACTTTGGCCGGGGAAGACGGTTAAACCTTCGACCATATCGCCGCCGATCATAAGAACGGCCTCTCGGATCGGATGGTGCGCTCTCTGGATTTCCGTTAAGTAAATAACTTTGTCTGTGAATAGTTCTATTCGGCTTCGAAGAATGCCTAGATCGAATGTTGTCGTCTTTTTGCCGGCTTGATAGTCCGTAGTGTGAATTAGTGCGATCTCGCCTCGATTAGAACGACGATCTTTTTTTATTTTTGGCAGAGGTTTAGGTCGTCCAGATGCGAGCGCGGCGTCTCTGGCTCCGCGATAGATAGCTTCGACTAGATCATCGGTTCGGCGTTTTAGTTTTGCTTCGTTTTGTAAAGAGCGGCGTAAAGCTTCGCGAAGTTGCTCGATTTCTGTAGCGTCGTTTAGTTCATTTTTTAGCGACACTCGCGGCCTCTCGAAGTCTCGCTCTCGTGTTTTGAACTGAGCTATTCGAAGCCTTGACTCCGCGCTTTTCTAGAACTTTTGTTATAGCTCTATTTGAATGATCGTAAGAGACAAGAATTCCGATCCACTCTTTGCGAGATTTCGCGTCTAAAGATTCTAAATAAACTTCTATCTTCGATCTTTTGTTTGATCCTTGAGATTTACTTTCCGCTCTTAACTCGTCGATTAAGTTCATTACTTGAATCCCCGTCTTTATGGCTGTTTAAGTGTTCTTCTAGTTTGCCATCTACGGAGCCGATTTTGGTAGATACCTTCTCGATCCCTAAACGGAGTTCCGAGAGCTTCTTTCGGACGGTCGCGTGATCGTCGCTATTTTCGCGTCTGGCCCGCTCGATAAGAACGGCCGGGAGCCCGGCCGCAACTGTGCCGAATGCCCCAATTAGAGCGACTAAAACGACGTCGTTCATACGGTCGGCGGGACGATCCCTCTAAGATCGTTCCATCCTTGATTTACGGCTCTCATATTGCCTAGAAGCGTTGGCGAGACTTCAACGTGAATCCACTTTCCGCCGGGTGCTCCGTGAATCGTGAGCTTGTCGTAGTTTTGCCATTCGCCGCGCTCGGCTTTCCATCCCCGGCCAAACGGCTTCGGCGTATAGTCCAAAATAAGCTCGACGCCTAAGACGTCGGCGTTAGCTATAAGAAGATCTATAAGCTCTAAACACTTTTTACGACCTTCTTTAATGCCAGAGAAGCCGAGATCGACGGCTCGGCCGGTTCCGTGAACTGACGGCGAAGTTTTGCCGCGTTGCTCCCGGACGACCCAAGATCCCAAGTTTTTTAGTCCGGAAACTTCGACGGCGTTTCTAATCCAGATATCCATCGTCGGACGAGGCCCTTTCACGTTACCGTCGAATCCCGTATATTTTGCGACCATTGTTTAGCTCGTCGAGTCGCGTCCGAAAGCCGGATCTTTAGAGTTAGCCCATCGCATAAGCGGCGGCAGAAGCGCGGCGACTCCGGCTTTAGCTAGATCCTCTGGAGAATAGTTTCCGGTCGAAACTACGGCAAGGACGGCGGCGATCGCCGAACGAAGATAAGACGAGAGCATCGCTTTATTTTTTGCGTTCATATTTAGCCGAGTAAAGCGGCGGCTTCTTCGTTCGAGAGCCCAAGTTTTAAGAGGACGGCTTTTTTAGCGGCGGCTTTTGCTTCGGCGGCGTCGGCTTGCGCTTCGGCTTCGGCTTGTCGTTCTTCGATCTGTGCGGCTTCCTCTACGGTTGCGTCGCGCACTTCGTCATCTATTTGTATTTTGTAAGTCGCCATTTTTTACCTAACTATTTTGGTATCCGTAAACTCGAATCGTTCCGCCTGTCAATGTGCCGCTACTTGGCGTAATCGTAAAAGCTGTGTAACTAGTAGTGTTATTAAGATAACCGCCGCCAAAATTGCCGTTACTTGCGTTCCCTCCGACTGAAGCAATTAATGTTTCATCAGTTGCGAACGGCCTAAAAATATCGCAATTTAAATAAGTCAATGCTGTATTTGCGCCGCCTGCATAGGCCCAAGATGAACCGTTGTTTACTGTTACGGATGCAAGACTGCCCCCATATGGCAAATATCCAAAACCGTAATAATAATTCGTTGTAGTTGCGCCTAAAATCATTTGTAAATCAACTGCCGTTGAAGCAACGCCACCCGAATAAGTAACTTTATAATTGTCGTAAGTGCTACTAAACGCACCCGTAACCGTAACGCTTGCAACCGTAGTTCCTACGGTCGTCGTGCTAATAAGTGTCAAGCCAGAGGACGTAGTAGTAACGGCCGTCGGAGTATAAATTGACGCGCCGGCCGCCGTAAAAGTTAATCGACCGCTCCCATATTGAGGAACTGCTAAAGGTCCGGCGCTTGATACCGTAGCCGTTCCCGCTGTTATTGTTGTAACTCCGACTCCGATATTAAAAATTTCTACGACGTCGGAAGCGGCGAAGATCGAAGTATTAACGGTTATGGTCGTCGCCGATCCTGAGTTCATATAGATACGAGTTCCGGCGTCGGCGGCCGTAAGTGTGTAGCTTGCCGTCTTAGTTGTCGTCGGAATGTTAAACGTCGAATTTAATTGGGAAGCCGTCAAAACGGCCCCGGCCACGAACGGATACGGAGTAGTCGCCATAATTAGATCATATCCTAAGCGCCAAGCACGTTATCGGCATCGAGACGGCCGAACGAGGCATCGTTCAAAATTAGCTCATAAACGAGAGTCGTCGGCGAAGTGTAGATCCGCATTTTATGACCGTTCCGGGGATCTATCGAATGCTCTAGTCCTTCGATCGCGAGTTCTTCGGTAATGCTCGCCGGACTCCCAGAAGTAAAGCTCTTAGTAATCTCGATCGTGTCGCCTATCTCTAAGATCGCGACGGCGTTCCGTCCGGCTGTAGTAAGAGCCGCGAAACTAACTTGCACGTCAGAGAAACGCGGCTCCGGTGTTGGTGCTAGAAGATATTCGGCGAGCGCTAAAGCTTGAGCGTCCGTTGAAAGAAGCGATCCCGTTTTAGATACGGCTTGAGTTTGATAGAGCGTTATCGAGGTCGCGTCCGAGTCTGTTTGAGCTGTTCCGCCGACGCGCTCGACTGTCGCTCGGTTAATAACTTGATCCGTCGAATAGTCGATCGAGAGCCCAGAGTAAGCCGTTTCGGTTCCGTCGTCTTTGAAGATTACGCTCGGACCGCTAAGAGTGTTACCGATTCGAGCATCGAACGTTAAGTCCCCGTCGCGTGAAACGTAGACGCGGCCCGCTTCCGCATCGTCAGAGATCGAGCGTAAGTATTGAAGAACGGACGTTCCCTCGGATACGGCGTAAGCGCCGAGAGTAGTCGTTCCCGTCTGGATGTCGCGAGTTGCCGCCGGATAGCTAACTTCTGGACGGTCGAGAATTGTCGTAACTCTTGCCGAAGATAATTCTTCCGATGGAGTGAACGCCGAAAGAAACGTATTCGATAATAGAAAGAGATCATCCGCGCACGTGATCGTAACGGTCGGAACTTTTTTAGTGAACGCCGTCCCGTAATCATAAGCGAAGTCCACGACTCGACCCTTAAATAAGTATTCTCCGTTTCGCGAGAGCCGTATTTGACGGAGAGGCGAGAGGCCGGGAGTGTCGTCCGTTTCGTCATAGTAGACGGACGCCTCGTTATACGGATCGAATGCTCGACCCGGATCTATTGCTTGAATAACCATCGTTCCCGGCGAGATCGAATCTAGGACGTTCTTCTTCCCTCTGAACGCTCGAATCGCTGTAACTTGTGTCGTGATCTCCGAGAACTGATCGACGCCGTCTAGAACGTAAGTCGTATTATTTAGGACTCCTTGCTGTGAATCGTTGAGCGTGAAGCCGTCGCCGAAGCCGGTATCCATCTCTAGGACGTAATTCCCGCCGGTGATTATCGTCGCCATAGTTACGCGGCTATCTGGACGTCTACCGGCCCGCTAATAAGGTTGTAACGCTGTAACGATTCGACTATCAGATTCGGAAGATTTGCGTCGGCTGTAACGGTGTTCACGGTGATATTGACCGGCGCGGCCTGAGATGCGCGAGCCGATTCCATCGCGGCGATCCGTTCCGCCATTCCGAAAGTCGTTAAAGCGCTCGTCTCTGGAGTGCTAAAAATTGTCTGATCGGGGATTCCGATTCCTACACTTCCTCCGCCGCCTCCGCCTCTGCTAGATCCTCCGCCGCCTCCGCCGGGAAGCGATACGTCCGGGACAGTAAAGCCGGGAGTCGAGATAGTGCCGGGAGTGTCGATCCTGTCCGCTCTGCCGGGAGCATCGAAGCCGCCTCCAGATGGTGAACTCGGAGCACTAAAAGACGGGAGACTTATCGAGACGTTTCCGATTACGTCGATCTCGACTCCGGGTAATAAATTTAGAGCTTTAATCGCGAAGTTCACGCCGCTAATGATTCCGTTTACCATCGCCTCGATTACGTTCAAGACCGTTTCGGCGATGTTAATAACGAATTTTCCGAGCGAAACGAAAGCGTCTAAGAGGTTAAAGACGACGTCGATTACGGGTCCGATCGCTTTCGCGACGATGTCGAATGCGACGGCTAAGACTTTGCCGAGGATCGGCGCGATACGGTCGCGAATGAAGCCGTAGAACTGTAATAAGAGCTCGCCGTATTTGCGGAACGAGTCTCGATTCTCGTTGATTTTTTCTACGATCACGTCGAAGATTTTTCGTAAGCCTTCGAAGATCGGGATCGCTACCGACATAACGATAGGGACTAAATAATTAACGATGAGATCGGCGAAGAATCTAAACGCCGGCACGAGATTATCGGTAAAGAATTTTGTTAAAGTTTTCACGACCGGAATCAGATATCTATCGAACGCCGGGACTAATTGGTTATTTATAAAGTCGGTAACGTGCGAGATCGCGTCCGCTAAGAATGGTCCGATTTTGTCGGCGAGGTCGGTAATTATCGGAACGAGTTTCGTTAAGAAGAAGTCTCCTAGATTTGAGAAGATCGGAAGAAGATAAGAGCCGACTTGCTCGACGAGTTCGCCGCCGACAATTTTTAGACGACTCATCTTGCCCTCGAAAGTGTCCGCCGCTACTGCCGCCGCGCCGCCGAACGTAGCCGAGAGAGCTTGAACGGCTCCGTCGAAGTCTTTAGTTTTTACTAGGTTCTCGTCGAGCGGGATTCCGAGTTTCTGTAGGCCGGCGACGTTTCCGCCGTAAGCCTTCGAGAGTGCGATCGAGACACTTTCAAGATCTTTACCGGTTGCCGCGCTTATGTCGGTAGCGAGAGTGAGAAGTTCTTGAGAGCGTGTAACGTCTCCAGTTGCTCGCGCTAGGTTCGCGAAAGCCGGTCGAAGTTGGTCGTCCGCGACTCCGATCTGGATCGACATTTTGCCTATTTGGTCGTCGATGGCTTTTATCTGTTCGTTCGTCGCGTCCGTGTTCGCTTTGAGAGCTTGATTTAATAGTTCGAAACTCTTTTGATCTTCTGCGGCCGCTTTTACTGCTAAGCCGATGCCGGTAGCGATAGCGCCGACTCCGACGGCTGTTACTGCGGCGATCTTCTTAAACGATCCGCTAAGGCGATCGAGTGAGCTTTCGGCTTCTCCGACGGCTTTCTTTAAGGGTCCGGCGTTGCCGACGATGGAGACTGTAATCGGTTTAGCCATATAACTATCCTAGATCGTATTTGGTGATTAGAGAGTCCACGAGCGAGGCGTAGCGTTGAGCGACTTCGTTTCGGCGTGAGTCGATCGCGTCATAAAAGAACGGATTAGGTTTAATCGCTCGCGACGGCCATCCGAAGTGGATCGGGCCGGCATACGGGACGCCTACGCTTCCGGCTCTGACTTTTGCCGCTTTTTTAGTTGAGGCGTTTCTAATGTTCGCGGCGAGAGCACCGGTTAGAACGGGGACATATTTTTTAGATTCGCCGATAATGATCTCGGCGACGCGTTTATTTGTTTCTAAGAATTCTTCTTTATTTAGATCGAGCGCATCCGTTGAGAGTTTGCGGAGATCTCTTTGAACTTTTGAAAGTCCCTCGATTTTGACGGCGTCCATAGGGTCGGCACGGAAGCCGAAAGTTCCAGAAGCCATAGTCTTATCTCACTCTCGTTCTAGCTTGCGCGTCTCTCTGTTTCTTTCTTCTTACGAGCCCATCGTAGATTAGATCTAGGACCTCTGGCGAGGTTTCTATTAGTTCATTCGGCGCGATTCCCGTTTCGATGGCGAGCTCGGCGATGTATTCGCTAAACGAGCCTCGCGTTAGACTTTTGGGTCGTTGCCTATTTCCACGTCCGCGACGTTTTTCGACCATTCTTCGAACGGTTTGACGATGTTTCCGTTATCTTTGTCGGCGAGCCAAGCGAGATAGTAGAGGTGTTCCATTCGGACGTCTTGCCCGTTGAATGCGGCAGAGATTCCACACTTCGCCCATCTTTCGAAAGCGATAATCGCCGGCGGATAAACGGGTAGTTCTACTGTGTTTCCATCGCGCCGCTCGACGGTGAGGCGTATCTTTAGCACGTTTTAATTTACGCTACGGCCTGCACTATTGAGCCGCCGGAGTAGGTGCACGTAATTTCCACGAGCTCTCCGACGTTTACTACGAGCGGAGCTTGAGATAGGAAGCCTCCCGTATGGGTATACCTAGGCGAGCTCGCGCCGGGAGCGCTTGCGAGCGGTTCGTAAACGATAGTCGAAGTAGTTCCTACGTCGCCGAATGCGAATTGGATCGCTTCGGCTGTAGCGAAGTTTCCTAAGAGAGTGAAAGTAGTTTCCGAGTTCTCTAAGCCGGCCACGTTCTCGACATAGGTTGAGGCGAGCGTGGTTGAGTCCAGAGCCGGGATCGTCTTCGTCATTGTGATAGAGCGAAGTTGGTCGTTAAAGTCGGTTCCGCCGACCGTGAAGACGGTAGCTTTTCCAAGTTGGGTTACTGTTGCCATAGTTCTATCTTACTCCGTTTCTTCTGTAATAGTTTTAGCATACTTGCGCGATGCTTTAGTGTTTTTAGTTTCTTGAGCGATCGCGCCGATCGCCAAGCTTTTAAGAG